GTATTTCAAGACAAGTTTGATTGGATGCAGGAATACTATCCTGGTATTCGGGTCAACTTTGGTCCTTACAGTACGGACAAATGGCGCCACTGTAAACCAGGTGATATCTTGGTAGATGACCGTGCAGATAACTGTGCCCAATGGCAGGCCGCAGGTGGCCATGCAGTACGTGTCACTGGGAATTATGATCTAGCCCTGGCCGAGCTGGAAATCCTGTTCAATCACTTGCTTGCAAAGAAGGATACAGGTAATTGACTGTGTCGGAATTGACTCTAAATATCTCAGCACCATTGCGCAAGTGAAATACTCGGGCCATGTCAGTGGTGGGACTTAGAGTCACAAACTCAGATACTGTGGGTCTATTGTTAGTGATCCAATCACGGGCAGCAGTAATCAATCTGCGTCCCGCACCAGACTGATAACTCCATATGGTGTAGAACACAGCCACATGCGGCAGAATATCAGGCTGTTGAGCCAATTCCACAACAGTGGATGGTATTAGGTTTCTATAGGCACAACACACAGCAGCAGCAGGCTGATCTGAATCATCTAATAGAACAAATATTTCCGAGCTGTCACTGACTCGAAATTCAAGGGGAATCTCTGGGCGTACAGGATCGTCAGAGATTAATCGGCACAAGGGATCTAGTGAATCTGTTATAATGTGTAGGCGGGGCATGGTGGCGGTTCCAGGTAGAAGTGAGCATATCCGTACTTATCTATAAACATGATTATATACTGAGATTATGGCGGAAACAAGAGCCAACCCCGCGCGAAGCGCACAGCGGTAAAAATATTTTTTCAAAACTATTATCTACATATATAATTCTAAACACAACGCAGACCCGGCACTCTACACACTCTACACACACTAGATGAAACAGGATAGAACACACATGATACAAGTGTATCCTATCCTGTCAACCCGGCAGCAGCTGATGTAATATCAGACTGATCTAGCGGGTTCTTACCATGTCACAGCTTGATTGGTGATCTTGCGCAATAAGGTGTTGATCGCTGCTAGAGCCAACATTTGTAGTGATGGATCTACCACATAGCCCCACTTGATCTGTGCAGCAACAGCCACAGCAGCAACTACGTTGGTCCAGAATGTCTTACTGGCCCAGATTGACTTGTGTGTTACTACACTGACTACAGCTTCTGAAATGGCAGCATCTAACGCTGGATTTGCATTGTTATTGATATCGGTCATGATGAATTTCTCCTATTATGTATATATTCACGGTGTAGACGACTTTTCTACACACAGTGTATTTACTCTATCGACATAGTGAATATACAGTGCCGGAGTGAGAGGTCTACAGAGCAGACCTAAAAATTTGCTGCGCAAAATTTTTAATTCTCAAAACGCAGGGACCGAGGAGTATACGCAGGCTAAAAAAATGTGCAGTAATTTACGCAAGGTAGTCAGATAAATCTACCAGGCCGTTTTAATCTAAGTCACCTTTTTTTAGGGTGGATTTGAAGAATTTGAAGGATTTGAAAACTTTTGAAAAGAAATTCCATTGCTTGCTTGTGCTGTAGGGGGCTGCTGTTGCAACAGCACATGGCCACCCCCCACCCCCATCACCCTCACCGATCCAGGAACTCTTCTTCAAGTGCCGTGATGGGGGGTGCCAGTTCCGAGTCACCGTACACATCAAAGCCTTCCAAGATCAAGAGTTCAATGGCTTCTTGGAACAGTTGCTCCACTTCACGTATACGGTCTGCTTGGCGTGTATCCCGCCTACGTGTACGTCCGCTGCCCGCCCGATAAACCACAGCATGGTGCTCCCTACAGTAGCTAGAGCCTGGTTGTGCCTCGGCAGTGCAGCCCCCACCTGAGCCAATGTAGGTGCATGTTGTGATTGTGTTACTCATTCTCTTCTTCTCGTTGTGCTTGGCGTACCAAGTTCATGACATCGTTGCGTTGAGCTTCAGTCATGACAGTCATCATCTCAATACCTGTGGCCACGCCCAGTTCCACTCCATGTCTAGTGGCCAAGTAGTTGCTGACCCAGAACAAGGAGATCACACAGACGAATGCCCAGTGATCCCACTCAATGCCTGCTGCCAGCATGACCATGCACAGGGCCGCAGCCACTGCTATTCGCTGTACAGTGTCCATCATACACGTTTCATGCAAGTGGTTCTAGCCATAGCAGTCCAAGTGGAGGGGAATCGTTTACGCAGGTCAGCCAGTTTCAACACCATGCGCAGGCTCAGTTCACGCAGGCGATCCTGGTTAGCCACCACATAGTTGACCAGTTCTTCAGCCACCACAGCAGGCTCAGTAAAGTCATAGCGGTCCAGCATGCCATCGCCCACGATCTGTCGGATACGCAGGATCTTCTCACGTGGTGTATCCATCTGCAGATCAATGTAGTGACAACGGCTCTCCAGGGCATCCAAGTGACTGCGCAGTTTCTTACTGCGAACATGTTCAAACTTGATGTTGGTGATAAAGATCGCAGCACCTTTGAACTCAAAGCGATCTGGAATGCCTTCCGACCGCAGGATACGGCTGTCAGTGTTCCAAGAGATAAAGCGTCGCTCACTGCTATCCAAAGCACCTTTAAGAGTGTTCAGGCTCTGTTCTTCGTGCAAGATGTCATCGCAGTCGTCAAACACAACCACATTGCCAGCTGCGGAGAACTCATACAGTTTGGCATAAAGACCGATTGAGCTCATAGCGCCTTTGACCACTTCAAACTTGGGTTTACGGTCGGCCAAGACATCAAACAGGCCGTCCTTTTGCAGTACTGCTTCAACGCCAAAGCTCTTGCCCACGCCTGGGGGACCTGACACGATCATGGCGCGGATATCGCCTGAGCGCACTGCCTTGGTCATCTCGTCCAGGATCTCAAAGCGTTCGCGGAGTCGTGCAATGATCTCCTCGTCTGATTCCAGAGCCACAGCAGCTTCGGTTCGTCGAATTGCTTCCTGATCAAACTCAAGAACGTTATCTACCTTGCTGGGTTTCATGCTAGCTCGTGTTGCCATCGTGTATTCCTTTGTTGCAGTTAAAACAGTATTATAACACGATAGGGCACTGTTGTCAAGTGCCCTATCCCATTCATTAGTCCATTCGGCTACCTGCGTAGGCTGTGAAGCCTGCTGCCTTGAACACCTCAGCTGCCGCATAGGCGCCGGCTTCCAGAATGCCAATGCTTTGAACGCCCAGTTTGCTGGGGTTCCACAGGCAGTAGGCGCCAGTGTAGTCCTTGCGCACACCTGCCGCAATCAGTGCTCGGCCCAGCTTGGAGTTGGCACGGATCTTGTTGCCCTGGTAGTCGTACACGTTGACCCAGGCAAAGCCACATGCGTCACGGTCACCGTATTGGGCCAGGGCTCGCTTTGCGGCTTCTTGGGCAGTGGTCATTGCCGCGTTTACGATAGTTTCTACTTGAGTTGCTGTGAGTTCCATATCTAGCTCCTTAGTGTGTGTAAGCATGTATTATAACCTCAAACTGTCTCTTTGTCAAGCTCTTTTTGAACTGTTTCATGACAAGCATTCAGCACCAGCATGGCGATCTGATAGGCCTGTGCTCGTTCCTGTCGGTTGCTGAAGCTTTCAATACGAGCAAACACCTGGCTCAGTGTCTCTGTTACGAACAAGTCTGACTTGGGGATGGGATTGTGCATGGTAGCTCCTTGTTGTGTAAGTGTGTATTATAACTTCAAATTTGGGCACTGTCAAGTCGTACAATGATGCCTTGTTGCGTAGAAACAACACCATAGCCCTGTTGTTCAAACAGTTCAATCACCTGTTTAGACATGCGGTCTCTAGCGCGAGCTCCCTCTACCTTGACAGCAATGAACTTCTTGCGATAGTTGATGTAGAGACTGTGGTAAGAGAATGCCGAATCCAGCAGATCTCTCACGCTCAGAGCTCGACGGATCTGTTCCTGTGTGTAGAGACTCTTGTTGTTGCTGTTACGACGTTGAGCGTCCAAGACTGCGGCTAGTGCAAAGCCGCCTGCTCGTTTAGTGTCTAGTTCTTTCATACAGTGCTCCTTGTTGCGATGTGTGTATTATAGCACCGTTTGAAAGCACTGTCAACCAGGTTCTTTCATCTTGGTCACAGTGGCCTTGAACAAGAGGCCGAACAAGAACTGTAGACCCCAGGCCTGTAGCCAAGTGACTTCTCGAACGCCATCAACAGCGCCCACCAAGCAACCGTTCCACAGCATCATCACAGGCCAGCTCAGCAGGAAGGATAGGAACAGCAGGGTAGCGATCAAGCCCACGATTACGCCAACAGCTTCGATGAGGTTTTTCATTTTGATTCCTTACAGTCGGAATTGAGATAGGACGCTTTGGGCTTCTTCGACCTGGGTGACCTCATCAGCAAAGGCCAAGACCATCATATGGATCAAGGTGCGGCACTCAACTCGATCTTCCTTGGGCAGGGTGGCAATGAATGCCTGCACAGCCGCATACTCTTCCAATCTCCACATGATGTCGCAGAGTGCTCGTTGTTTGGGGTTCAGTCCGGTGATAGTGATCATTAAAACTCTCCTTTGAGGATCAGTGCCAAGCCCATTACAATAATGGGTAACAGTACAATGGCCAGGTTAATCAGTGCTTGCATCTTGTGCTCCTTAGACCAAAGCGATTACAAACAGACTCACAGAGATCGCAACCCAAACGATTGCGCCACTCTCTACCAAATCGTTAAACACCTGTTTCATATCATGCTCCTTGTTGCGATGTGTGTATTATAACAGGGTTCTTACACCCTGTCAACCTCGCAGTTCGTGTCCCAGGCTCACTGACTCAGAATAGTAGCCATTGCTCTCACCCAACCAACGCACATCCACATAGCCCTTACGAGTAGCGAACTTGTAGAAGGTAAAGGTATAGGACTCGGTGTACTCGTCCTCAAAGTCTGCAGGCACAGAGCCCTCAACTTCTTCAGCGATCAGGAGTGGTTCACCTACCAAGTCCTCCAGGTCACCCACGATGTCGTTGATGTCCACTGACTCGCAGCAATCCTGGTAGTGGAAGAACACGAATCGCTCAGTGTCGTTTTCAAACACCAGCTCGCCACTACCCACTCCACCCGAGACGCGAGTGAACACCTTGCCAACCATGTCTTCGATCCGTGCTTCTGATTTGTAATCCATGTATCCCATCTCATGCTCCTTAGTGTGTATGAGTGTATTATAACTGGGTTTAGCCAATCAGTCAACCTTTTGGAAAGTCCGGCCTTTTAGGTCTAGTACCAAGGGCTTGGCAAACCGCTGCACAGGACCAGTGCCAAAGGCACTGTAGGCTATGGCTTTGGCCGTGCGCTCTGTGCCCTTGTACTCGGCAAACACATAGATGTGGTTGGGGCTCAGTGCGCCCTCCCAGGCAGTGGTCTCTAGCATGATCTCCATCATGCTGCCTTCAGGATCGCCATGAGCTGGTTGTTGATCATGTCCATCTCGCTCCGCTCCACGTAGAAGTCAGTGGTTGGATCGTAGTAGGCACCTTCCTTGGGATCGTAATACAGAACACGACCTGAGAAGTTGAACGGACCTTCCAAGCCCTTGCGTGGACCGTATTTGACACGCATCATGTCCATCTCATCCCGACCAGCGATTACCTTGTAGCCCATAGTGTGCTCCTTAGTGTGTTGCAATGCTAGTATTATATGTTCAAACCATGTCGGTGTCAAGCTGATTCAGCAGGCAAACACACCTTCCGCGTGTGCTTTCTCCACCAAGTCATTGCAGAGGTTCATGGTCATCATCATGACCACCATGGCCACTCTGAGGTCACTGCCCGTGAACTGGCTCACGTATTCCTGCAGGGCGTCCAAGCTGTCTGGGGTGGCGAACATGCCGTTACGTGGGATGGGGTTCTTCATATCAGCTCCTAGTGTGTGTAAGCCATTATTATAAGGCCAAATCAATGACCTGTCAACTCATCGGGTCTTTCAGTCCATGCGTGAACCAGTGTAAATCTTCACCTCAGGAAAGCGAGCGCGGAAGTAGTCGCGGAATGCATCTGCACCTTCCTCCAAGGCCGAGATGCTCTGTGTACCGCTCTTAGCAGGATTCCACAGTTGGAGTCCGCCGGTGTAGCTCTTGGAAAAGCCTGCCTCGCACAGAGCTTTGCCTTCTTTGCTATTGCTGCGAACGCCGTGGATGGTGACCCAAGCAAAGCCGCAAGCATCGCGATCACCATGCGCAGTAAGGAAGGCCTGTGTGGCGCGGTGTGCCTCGCTCATGCCCTCTGCCACTGCACTGATGATCTGCTCTTTAGTAAAACCCTTCATGCTCTGCTCCTTAGTGTGTTGCAATGCTAGTATTATAAGGCCAAATCAATGACCTGTCAACTCATTGGGTCTTTACCAAGCTTCTGCGGTGATGTCGTAGCCCTGTTCACGCCGGCTCTCAACCCAGGCATCGAACTCTGCGCAGTGATCATCACCGTTGTTGCGTGTCTCAGTGCCCACAGGTTCGCGCTCACGGAACATGTCGTCATCAGCATAGACATCCACTTCATAGTCTTCATTGACTTCTAGGATCCAGTCGCGGTAGGCCAGGACGGGATCAGCCTGGGCCATGAGCTGCCGAGTCACAGGTGTAGGAGTCTGCCACACACCTTCGAAGTATTGTTCTTGTGTTTCCTTCCGACCAGTCCGGATCACTTGGATTTCACGAGTGGCTAGGAAGTGAATGTTGGTGCTCATATCCTGCTCCTTAGATCTTAGTGAGAATCCAAATCTTGGCAGCCAGGATCACCAGGATCACTGCCAGGGTTGCCATACATTGAAAGTCTGTCATGATATGCTCCTTGTTGCGATAAGTGTATTATACGTCCTTTTGGGCTAGTTGTCAAGCCTGTTTACGGAAATATCCGTAAGGCAGGCCCACTGTCCAGCACAGGAACTCGTCGTCCCCGTTGGTGCCTTCTGCCTCGTGGATCCAACGCAGTGCCATAGCACGATCCCGAGCACCGCAGGCCATGATGCTCTGCACCCGCATCTCAAAGTCCATTTCGGCCTTGAACTCGTTCTCTTTGCGAATGGCCGCTTCGCGCTCAATGACCTCGCCCAGGATTTTGAACTCTGCCTCAAAGTCCGCCTCAGTCATAGCTTCGAGGTTCATGTGGCGTGGACGGATACCGTAGGCATCCTTGTACATATCCCAGTACTGGCACTGCATCTGCTCCAGTACGGTCATCTCTTCCCAAGTCTTGAATGCTTCCATCTTGTGCTCCTAGTGTGTTGCTGTCTATGTGTGTATTATACGGCTTTTTGAACAACCTGTCAACCTGTAGGGTTATTCCAGTTCGTACTGGTCGTCGTACCAGGTGTCGTTGGTCTGGCGTGCTTCATACTCAGCATCACGTTGGTCCAGGATGCGATTGATCTCGCCTGTTCCCGACTCTACAAGGATATGCTCCCGCACCTCACCAAACACCTTGAAGGGCTTGTCTACCTTCACAGTGTGTTGCACTTGGCCACCGTATTTGACACGGCTTTCCAGCACTAGGCCGCTGTAGACGAACAGTCCCATGTAGATGCCATTGATTCGTTTGCCTTCCAAGTTCCATTGCATCTTGTGCTCCTTAGTGTCTATGTGTGTATTATAACGCCAGATCAGCGTATTGTCAACCGCTTGAGCAAGTCAGTGATCTCAGGCTTGTTCATCATGTCGTCAAATGCCTGCTTGGGATCGTACCATTCGCCGGTCTTGCGATCCATAATCATCTGAGCTTGCTGAGTCATCTCTGCGGCTGTGATTGGCTTTGCAGTATACTCTTTGCCGCCTTCGATGTGTGTGCTCTTGTCCATCATCTGCTCCTTAGTGTCTATGTGTGTATTATAGCAAGGTTCTTGAGTCTTGTCAACCTGTTTCTGGCAAAGATTTAACCGCTGTTCTAGCCGTGATCTTGTTGGGGATAGGGTCTAGCATTGCTCTAGATCCGATCGTTCACTGTAGACGGTTTAAAGCGCCGCTAGATCAAGATGAACCCCACGTGCTTCACAGCAGGCGGGGTTCTGGGGGTTTGCCCGGCACACTACCTCCGGGACTTGTGTCCAGTACGCGACTGCTGGACGGTTGGAGCGTTCTTTTTAACCAAAGATTGCAGCACGGCTACCAGTCACATCACGTGAGCTGATTGTGTAGGCTGTGCGGCCTTCGGTGTTGACAGTACGGTTCACCTTCAAACCGGCACTGCGCAATTCTGTCATTCGAGCACGAATGTTCTTGATACCGTAAGTGGCTTTGGCCTGGCGTGCGCTGATTGCACGGCCTGTTCCACGTAGGTGCTGTTCCAAGAACTCATTCTGTGTTGTCTTCAATTTTACGAAACTCATGTTGTTTTCCTTATGTTATACTGCAAGCAGTTAATAACTAGTTTACAGTTCTAACATCAGGAAGTCAACCTTTAATTTGCCCAAACTCTTTATTGGTGTAATAGTCAATCAGTCTACGTTGGATCATGGTCAGGAGGTCACCACTGGCATCATCTGAAATAAACCTTACAGGGCAATGTCCCCAGGTACGATCACGTTGAAAGTCAGCAAACCATTGTCTATGGTCCTGATTGGCAGCGTCAAACACTGTCCATTGACGACCAATGAAGTTTAATCGGCTCATTCTGCTGGTCTAGTTGGTGCAGGTACACTTTCCAAGGCTTCTAGGATAGCCTGGGCGTTTTCTTCCGGCACGTTGACTTCACTCACTGTGATACCGTGTGTAGCCAATTGTTCTTTGATCTGTTCTACTATGGTTGCCATTGTTGTTTCCTTTTTTTATATAGTTTTAGAGGACTTATTGGCACTGCCTCTGAATACCCCGCTGGATTAGAACGGTGCGTCGTCCAGTGCAGCCAGTTCGGCTTCAATCTGAGCCTTGCTCTTTGTGCTTACCGGAGCCTTCTTGGCCTTGATGGTATCAAGAGTGATAGCAGCCTTGGTCTTGGCAGGAGGAGCCTTCTTGGGCTTCTTGGCTTCTTTCTTGGGAGCGTCACGATTGCCTGCTTTGGGCTGTGCGGTGCGCTTTTCAACTTCTGCTTCCAATGCGGCACGCACTTCTTTGTTGCCATTGTCGAAATCAATCTTCAACAGGAACGCTACAGCGTCTGCTTTGGTCATTGCTTCTTTCAACTCAATCATGTCAATGTCGGAACTGCCGGTTTTGGCAAGGACCTTGACACGCATCAGGTCGTTAGCGAAACGAGCCTTCATAACACCATCTTTACGGCTTACACCTGCAAACTTAAACATCTTATCCATTTTCATTTCCTTCTGTGTGTTGTGTATGACTTGCACTATTGCTCATCATGTGTTAATTATACAAGCCTTTTGGATACCTGTCAACCAGAATAAGGACTGTAGATCTCGTCGTCATGTTGTGAATCTGCAACACTCCAACCCTGGAGAACTCTCAATACTTCTTCGTAAGGCACGCTCAGTTGGACTGCAATGCTTTTGGCACTGAAGCCCTCAATGTACAATTGTTCAATGTCGTACATGAAATCTTTAATCTTGCTCATCGTAAGCCTCCTCGCCCAATTGTTCTACTGTTTCAACGACCACACCCAAGTCCAGGATGCGGGCTGTTTGATCTTCGTTGCTGACGCCTTGAAAGGCTGTACGGAATGACTGGAACTCGCTAAGGAAGTCCAGGACGTGCTCACGTTCCCAATCATCGGGAACCTCAAGCTCTTGCATCAGCTCTGTGCGTACTACTACCTTTTTCATACAGTTTCCTTCAAAAGTAGAGTTTCCAATTCTGTGTAATCGCCACCGTCTGTGGCCACATACCAAACAGCCTGGTCGTCAACTTGACGCAGAATGTATTCGTATTCTTCGTACTGGTGGTTTTCTCGGTAGTCAGCAAAGTCCTTGAACTTCTCAACAGACAAGCTCTCGCCGCGATCCCGTGTGTAGAATGTAGTGTAGCCTGCTTCATGTGCGGCATCGTATGCTGCTTGAACTACTGCCTTCTTCACCGGGTCAGTCTCATTGTAAGCAGGGCTGAAGGGATGCTTCCGGCCAATGCTCTTGCCCAGCGAACTGATGCCGCCCATGTTGATCAAATCGCGCAGTAGGAACGGATCCGAATAATGTTCAAACAGGATCTTGCCATTGTGATCCAAGTAGCCATCCCAATGGCAGTAAACCTGCTCTACTGTGCCGTCTGCGTACTCAAGTGCGATAGTGCTGCGTGTTCCCATTTCTTGCTCCTAGTGTGTGTAAGTGTTAATTATAACAGGGTTTTATCAGTCTGTCAACCTCTTTGTTTAGTAAGTGCTCTTATCTGCTTGCCTTCACTCCTATACATCTGCCTGAGCATTCATAGATCTCGACCGACTTCAGTCTAGAGGCACTTACTAAACAAATTTGTTGCTGTCTATGTTTGTATTATAACGCACATAGACAGCCTTGTCAACCGGTATCCTTACCGCTTGCCGGGTTTCTGTTTGGCTTCTTGAGCAGCGATCCGGCCCGAGTAGGCCTTGCCGGCACTGTGGTTCAGGCCAGTAGCAGTGAAAGTGATCACACCGCCGGTGCTGGATGGGATTGGTTTAGGTAGGGTCATATCGTGTCCTTAGTGTGTATCAATTAACAAATGCGTGTTCGACGTTTTCTAGTTTGTTTGCGGGCCGCAAAACTGTCATTAACACCCGGCAACTCTAAGTTCACACCTTAGAGTGCAACAAAAAGATTCGCAGTCTTCTTGTTCATGTGTGTATTATAGCAGGGATCTTAGATGTCGTCAACCAAAGACCCTGCAGACATCTGGGTTATTCAGCTTGTTCGTCCTCGTCGTCTTGGTTCTCTTCTTCCCACTGGGCCATGTTCTCACTGATGCCAAAGTAGTCATCCAACTCTGCACCAATCAAGTCACGTACCGTGGACGAAGTGTAACCGCCGTACTCATAGCAGTCATCGTCACCGTCCGCATACTTGCCCACAAAGGCCATGCCAGGCTCGTAGTAGAATGCTACTACCTCAAAGCCCATGGCCTCCAAACGACCATAGGCTGCAACGGGTGGTGCCCATGCTGTATCGAAACTCAGCTGCACGGTGTTGGCATCTACTCGCTCAATGCTGTCTACACTGAAATCCCATTTGGTGCCCCACTCGGCCACATTGTGATCATACCAAGTAGAGTAACCATACTTCTCACGGTTAGCCGCTTGTTGAGCCTCTAAAGCCTCCTGCTCAGGTACGAAGCCACTCACAGTGTCAATCAGTTCTTGTGGGCAAGGGATGAACTCTTGCAGCAGGCCCTCCTGGCCTTTGATCACACGATCAATCATTGCGGGATCGCTATGGGTCAGCGTCAAACCATTAGAGCACCAATTGGGCATAATCTTCTCCTTAAGTTAATTAACCTAGCACAACCACGCGGCGTGTGCCTTCGTAGTCGCCGTCTTCTTCATACATGTCGTTCTCATCCATCAGCTTGTCCATGCTGTGGTAGGCACTGTGCTTGACCAGGCCTTCTTCTACAGAGTCAACTGTAGGGGCAACCTGTGTGCGCCAGTGATCACCGTAGCAGTAGCTGAAATGCACATCAGCTTCCTGGTCCATGTAGCCCAACTGCTCGATAAGATCTTTAACTTTCATACCAGCTCCTTAGTGTGTAAGCATGTATTATAACAAGGTTCTGCTGTTCTGTCAACCTAGTAGTCCATAGAGACCTGGTCCGCTGTAGGGTCATACCGGACAAAGACCTTACAAGAGTCAGTGCCGCCTTCCACAGGAAAGACAGCCATGTAGCAGAACTCGTTGGCATTGGTCAGGCCTAGGAACTTGGCACTGGTGAACGTGTCCTTCTTGTAGCCGGCCTGCTGGATACCCATTGTGAGCATGGCCGCTGGCATATTGGTCAGGAGGCGGAGTTTGTCTGCTGTGATCATGTTCAGTCCTTAAAGTAAACAACAAGATTGCGAGTACCTGTGTTAAGCCAAGCATTGCCGGGCTCTACTATGCGATCAGGATGATTCATTACTTTATTAAACAGGATTTTGACACTGCGAGCGCTCTGCTCGGGCGTGGTGTATCGGCCTCTGCAGCCGCACATACATCCGGGCCGGCCACTATAAACTTTTTCTACGTTTTCCAGTGTAAACATCGTCTGCTCCTTAGTGTGTATGTGCTAATTATACAATGGTTTTACCATGTTGTCAACCTGAGACCCTACAGGGCTTAGGGTCTTTACATATCAATCAACGTAATAGTCAACTACTTGTGACAAATGTGCTACTGCAACATCTACCTCTTCAAAAACTTCTAGATCTGCTAGCAGCTGGCCGTCGCACTGCGCCTCCAGTAGTAATTCCTCAACCTGCATCAGTAGTGCTAAAATTTGCTGTTTTACTTGCATAAGTGCTCCTTAGTGTGTGTAAGCATGTATTATAACAACTTCTTAGCCCTGTGTCAACTTGTACAGCAAAGCCCCTGCTCCTGTCAGGGTCATTACCGCATTGGTTGCAATCAGTGCGGGCTCTCTCCAACGTATGCTGACCACGAGCCATATGGCACCCCCTGCTAGCAGCAGCAAGGGCCCTGCAGGCTGATAACCCAAGTTGTTTACTGCTGTGCCTATGATTAATATTATAGTAGCACTCCACTTTAAAACGTTATCAAGCATGAGATTTGCAAACAAATGCATTAGCACGTATCAAATTATTATCTTCAATATATTTTAATACTGCATAAAAGTGCTCACGCGGCAGTGTATCTTGTAGCATAATACTGTCATGCAATTGTGCTGCATCTAGCGTGTCATTAAACACATGCAAAGCAGCGACATTATGCGCAATGTCATCTACATACATTTTAAACATGCTGAGATCTTTCTCATCTGCATCAAAATACGCTACAGTTTTAATAAGTGGCAACATAATTTTATTAATAGCCACTGCATGAGATTTTGTTACTCGCGCCATTTTAGAGCTCCTTAGTGTGTGTAAGCATGTATTATAACGCAAAAGGGCCCTGCTGTCAAGCAAAGACCCTATGCTGTGTAGGGTCTTTTAAACTAGCACGATGCGATCTGTACGCATCACTTCACGCACGATTGCAAGTGTGCGCTGAACAGCCACTTGACGTTTGGCAGACGAGTCTAGCATACTGGCAACATCGCCGGAAGCATACACTGCATTCTGCGCAGTGACAACAATGTCGCCGTGCTTGTTGCGACGACTGGTGTCAAAAGTAGCTAGAATGCGAACAGTGTTGAGACGCTTGTTTTCAAAAACTTTAGCATAAGCAGTGCAGTCAGTAAACATATCAGCTCCTTAGTGTGTGTAAGCATGTATTATAACGCACTTCCCACACTGTGTCAACCTATACCCCTACAGGCAGTAGGGTTATATCTTGGGAGCGTATTTGACCACTAGAGCATTGACTTCATCGGAATGACCCAGATCCCGGAGGCGTTTGACTTCTGCCTGTATGGCTCGAGCCTCAGTCTGACCACGTGTCCAGGCCGTGTAGTCATCACTGCGGTCATAGGTCCAATCGTGGTGGGCCAACAAGGTCTTCAGTGTAGCCAATTCTGGATTCATGTTACTCTCCAGTGTAGAATTCGTAGATCTTAACAGTGGGATCCAACTGCACCAACTGCTGAGCCACCCGGGTCAATTCCAAGTAGCGATGGCGTGTTTGAGTAGCAGACAGTTCACCATCACAGCTGAGGTTCTCGGGGCTGAGTTCACAGTCGATGAGGTCTGCCAGGCGCTGTCGACCTGCCCGAGTCTGGATCTCAAACTGTTCGCCCCGGAACATGGCGTTCCACTTGTTCTTGCGATCAATGTAGGCTTGCAATGCTTTCATAAGTGCTCCTTAGTGTGTGTAAGTGTGTATTATAGCACCTTTTCAGGTGCTTGTCAACCGTAGGGTTATTTGTAGATCTCTTTGAGCAAACTAGCCTCAAGATGCTTCCAAGTTTTGTGAAGCCGATCTGTTTTGGGCACACACCGCCAGTTGAACGAGCCCGGGTAGGTCGGCTTGCGCATCTTTTTGTCCTGCGCCTTAAAGTCTTGCTGGGCCTTGCGGCACTGTTCGATCAGTTGTTCTACAGTCATCTCTGCTCCTTAGTGTGTGTAAGTGTGTATTATAGCACCTTTTCAGGTGCCTGTCAAGTTCACATGCTGTGGAATCGTTCCATGCTAGGATCGTTCACAGTGCCCCGGTCTTCCCTGCGGATCTCAACTTCTGCACCAGTCAGGCAGTTCTTTACAGTGACCAGCTGACGACCATTAAAGGTGGCCACCTGCCGGATAAATGCCTTCTGCTGGCGCTTGGGCATGAGCATCAGCATCTCCTGTGCCATGCTGTTCAGGTAGCCTGCTGTGAAAGCAGCACCCTGATCTGCGTACATCTGATCCAACTCTGCTTTGAGTGCTCTCTGATTCTCTGTAGTAAACATGTCTGCTCCTTGGTGTGTGTAAGCCGTTATTATAACTGGGATCCAGCGCCCTGTCAACCAGAAACCCTACAGTCTAGTAGGTTTCTACCACATAGTAGAAGTGTTCTTCAGGATACAGGGCACGGAACTCTTCACTCTTGACGAACTCTCGCTGTTCCTTGGCATTGAAGAACACCTTGGTGAACACTCGATTCAGCTTGCCGCGTGGACTGACCGTTAAGTAAACCGATTTTGCTTTGCCTGCCATATCATGCGCTCCTGGTGTGTTGAGTGTCGATTATACGACTAAACAGTCTCTCTGTCAACCCGATCGCTCAACTCAGCGAACTTCTGCTTCAACGCATAGACCCGGGGCTTGGCTTCATTCAAAGCCTCCCAAATGCAGTCCTCGGCAACCCCGTCAGTAAGGATGTCTCGGGCGTCACTGTATAAGCATCCGCCCAAGTAGGACGAACCAAGTTCGAGTCCTTCAACCATGACGCGGACACGGAGCATAAACCAATCGTAGGTGCCGTTGTCAATCTTGCGGCAGATCTCGTCAATGTCGTGGCATGAGTCGTCGAAACTGTCCCGGGGGTGCATGTCTTCATAGGTCTTGTCCACAATTACAGTAAAGCCATCACGCTCGTAACGAGCCAGTTCGTCGTAATAAGTCTGCATGTCAGTTCCTTTGTTGCTAAGTCGTAATTATAACTGAGTTCTACCTGATTGTCAACCTGAAACCGCACACCCTGGCTCGCCCAGCGGCGCCACTGTTTGAGCCAGCATACCTTCAGCCACCATGCAGCTATCTCCGGCACTCTAAGATTGCTCTTAGCGTGATTCGACCGGCGGTATGTGTGTGCGGTCTGCGGTTGAGCCTGTATTATAGCAGGGTTCTTACACCCTGTCAACCTTATGCGAACTCTGCATCCATCACAGGCGTCAACATGTTGGCAGGCACTTTCCACAAGCCCTGCGCAGTGTTCACTGTGACATACTTGATGGCAATCTTGTGCACGGTTCCCGAAACATTCCGGCCCAATCGAGTGCTGTCAAATGATACACGATCGCCAACCCGCAGAGCCCGCTTGTTCGACTCGCCCAGGCGTGCTCTAGCGAACTTGACAGCGTCGATGATGCTGGTCAACTGATCGTTGGTGAAGTTACCTGCAAGGATCTCTGCGTTAACTGTTTGAATCGTCATATCAACTCCTTAGTGTGTGTAAGCGTTAATTATACAATGGTTTTACCTGATTGTCAACCAAAGACCCTTTTCAGACCAGGGTCAAGTTCTTTGCAAAGATCTGCTGGGTCAATTCAGGTGCCTCGTACCGAGTGTCCCATCCCCAACCCCGAGCCGTGAGTTCAGGTTGCCGAGCATAATTCTCGTAGGCCCGACGAGCCTGAGCCGGAGTCTTGAACTCCCTCTCGACTACACCGCCGTCTTGGTATTCAATATAGAAGAATGCTCCGCTCATGTGTGCTCCTTAGTATGCGATAGGGTAAATGAGTTCTGTCTGCCCAATGTAGAACACTCGTCCCGTGCTCAGCATACGAGCAGTTCTGGTGCTCTGCTTGACATAGTCATTGCCGTTCAAGTGAAACATGCGTCCAATTCGAAAGTCTTTGAATAGCCACGATCCCATAGCGTCTCCTTTGTTGCAATGACTGTATTATAACACGGAATCTTCACACTGTCAAGTCACCCCGAATGTCCGTGTTCAGTGCAGGGTTAATCAGTCTACGGATCTCAACTTCGCGCTTATGAGCAGCCGCTTTGCCACGTATGACTTCATGCACCAAGATCTCAATGTCATCTTTACTGTCAAGACCACGCAGGGCTTCGCAAAGTAACCAGGCCTTGTTCTCACTGTGAGCACGGTACCAGTGTTTATTAGCACGTACACGAACCGATTTCAATACAGTAGTCTCTGTCTTAGCAGTGACACCAATGTAGTTCAAACCGTTGACTACCAGTTCGTATATGATGTGATTGCGATCTTGTCGCCGCTTACGGGGTGTGTTCTTTGTGTCCATGTGTGTATTATATACAGGTTTTACCACTTTGTCAACTCATTTTTGCCAGATTCTGTGTTGTATTCTCACAACAGGTCTGGCACTTCACGCCTTTGGACAAGTCTGTTGGTAAGGTGTGGATAACTTGTGGATTGACTGTGGATAAGTCCGGCCTGTGGATAAAGGTGTGGATATCATGTGGATATCATGTGTATAACTCTTTGACTGTGGATATCATGTGGATATCATGTGTATAACTCTTTGACTGTGGATAACTTGTGGATAACTTGTTGACAAGTCCGATCTGTGTAGTGAAAGGTTAGATTTACTTTGGTATTCACCCTAAACTTACTTTGGTATTACTGTGGGAATGGTGGGACCTCTCGGAGTCGAACCGAGCACCAACGGATTATGAGTCCGCTGCTCTAACCAACATGAGCTAAGGTCCCACACTGCTTGCACAGCAAGTAGTTATTATACACTAGATCACACTGTAGGTCAATTGGGATACTTGATACCCAGGATGAAAAAAGGGTCAAAAATGTGTGAAAAAACAACAGAACAGGTGGTTTTTCACCGGGTTTTCACCGGGTTTTTGGGTCCGATCGGCAGTTTCTTGGGTGGTTTTAGAGTAAAAATATTTTGAGGCACTGTGGTCGGTGGAGGCTATCGTAAAATGGTGCCACGCTGATTCACACGATTCTCATGATTTCTTCACTGTATTCTCAGGGTTCTACCACCTTTGATCACCGTGCCTCTACTGCTGTCTTGTACACAGTAACCTCGACGGACAGCCCGCCCGTGCAGCGGGGTTTTGCCCCAGGGTGCTCTAGCGGGGTATTTGACCAGGCCGTTGCAGCGGGGTATTGCACCAGTGTGTGTGTAGAGTCTATGCACTGTGTTTTCTGTAATGGCAGTACAGCGGGGTATTCAAGTCGATATGTGTATATGTGTGTATATGTAAATACTGTTACCATGTTACTTACATTAGAATTAACTCCGGACAATAGGGACAGGATAAGTGATTACATACAATTATGGGCATTACCAGCCAGATTGTATCATCGAGATCCCGAATACAGCGTATATCTAGTATCCTGTAATCATCTGCATGGTATTTGGTTAAGTCTATTAAGTTAGTATAAATATCTGTATGACGTTACCTACCGGTCCTATATCTTTACTTGACTTGCAGAATGAGTTTGGCGGTACTACTCCAATATCTCTAGGTGAATACTATCGTCAGACCATGCCTGATTATTCATTCACAACCGAAGCTTTTGTAGGATATGATTTGCCTGATATTGGTTATGGATTAATTCCTGCGGATAGTACTCTAGTTCCCATTGGGCTAGATAAATTTCGCCATCAATCTCAAGCTGTATTTGACTCGGACACTACCAACGTCAATCTGCGCAGCTGGGCAATTAGTAAAGGGTGGGATGGCAACTCGTATATTACCATCATTGTACCCTTTGATGTATTTGTCTATAGTAATGTAGCAGGCGGTGCAGCTTTAACCATCAGTGGTTCTTGGCCCAATGGAGTTACCTTGATTAATCGTGGTAATATCATGGGACAAGGAGGTGGCGGGGTCTACGGAACTGATGGGTCCGCTGCCATATACTTAGGCACTGGTGCAGCATATGGATTGACATTTGGTGGTTCAGGTGTAAAAATAATTAATTATGGAGCTATTGCCGGTGGCGGCGGCGAAGGTGCAGGCCCCGATGGTGGTAGTGGTGCAGGTGGTGGTGGATATCCCCCCGGCCAACATTACATTTACAATTACCTATCCGGTTATGGCTACTATACTGATGCTGGGGCAGGTGGTGCCCCTCGCTATAGTGGTGTTAGTGGCTACGGCGGCGGCGGTGGCGGCGGCCAGGCCGGAGGTGGTGGCGGCGGATATTATAGTGGGGTTGGCGGTAATGGTGGTAGTTACACTGGTGGTGGAGGTGGTGGAAGAGTAAACTTAATAACCGTTGCCAACCCCACTGGCGGTGGCGGCGGTGGTAACTCTAATTATACAGGTAACTTTATTCAATGGTCTGGTGCAGGCGGCAGAGGTGGTAATGCAGGTGGCAACGCAATTCACCCCAGCGGCAGCGGTGGCGGCGGCGGATTTGGAGCAAATGGTGGAACTGATTACTATGGCAATGCAGGCGGACTTGGTGGCGCTGGCATTTATCGCGGGGGTTATTCTGTAACAATAACCAATAATGGTAAAATATATGGGGCAATAGTTTAACATGAAAAAATATGCAATACGTGATTTTATCACAGGGGAATATACCTTCTACGATACAGATCAGGATATGATTACAATTCTAGCACAGCAGATAATTCACTCATACTTGAGATTAAACCACAATAGCCTTTGGGCAGTGGTAGAATTCAACGAGGATGGTAGCCAAACTTGGCGAGATGCAACTGGGAATGAGATTCCAGATCCCGTAGCCTTACGAGCACAGATGGAGGCTGAACTTGCATCTCTGCTGGCAGCATCCACATCTACTTCTACATCCACAACAATCACTGTTGAATAAGTTTCAATATTTGACATTTGGGTCATCAAGGCTGTATAATTACAGTATATGATTACTGATACATTTAAGTGGGCAACAGATGCTGGTCTCAATAGAGATTATAATTGGGACACCGCCATAGCCGAAACCAGGATCATTGCCATCCAGGGTAATGCAAACAGTGAAGAACAGGCTGCAAGAGCATTGAATAGCTGTCTAAGGATTGGTCAACCTAACCCTGAAGTATTTTGGGCATATGATGGCACAGATCATAAAATTATATACACTCCTGACCATCTTAAGAACTCCGATGCCATGTCATGGGTCAAGGTATTAGACTCTGCATTAAGTGTAACTGAAGTTGCCTGTGCCCTGAGTCATATAGCTCTATGGGTTCATTGCATGACTATCAATCGGCCTATAGTGATATTAGAGCACGATGCTGTAATGATCAGACCATTCAAGACCATGACACAGAATAATTGTGTAGAATATTTAGGTCACCGGTTTGAAATACCAAATTTAATCAAGCAAACAGGTCTTGAATCTTACCCAGAGTTGGTCAATCATTATCTAGATCCAGAAAATTATCTACCTGCAGAACACAGACTGCCCATGACATCTGTAATCAATTACAATTATCTATACAGCATGGGATTACATGCCTATGCTATTGATCCATTTATGGCACGCAGATTGTTTGCTAAGGTACTAACCGAAGGCCTGACCAATCCAGTAGACACCATAGTAGAAGTTACTGACTTTGAACTGATACAGACTGGCATCTATGCATTTCAGGGTGATAGAGCAAAGTTCAGTACCATAGCCAAGGATGACGGTACAGTCATGCAAGGGCGTAAGAACACGCACAGTGTTCCCGGGGTAAGCCAATGAAACCATTGATGCCCTTGAGTAATTATTGGAATATGTTAGAAGATCATAGTATGCTTATCAACCCTAGAAACGAAATGCAAGTCAATGGTTTGGGTTTAATTAATTCTTGGGATCATAAAATTAATGCAGTATCTGTAATACAAGGTCCGGGCTACGAAGCTGCACGGGAATCAGCCCGTGCATTAAATTTAGATGTTGCAGAATTTGCCAGCTATAACTTTTTAACTAACCTACCCAGCTACTGTCAAGGGGTAGAACTTAAAAATCTAATCATACCCCCTGCACATCAATCTCTAACATGGGTCAATCAAGTACGTCTAATGAATCATAGACTAGAGTATCATGAAGTTGCCAGGGTATTTGATCACATGACCATATGGCATCACTGTATGGTTCAAGGCAGGCCACATATTGTATTAGAATCCTCTGCACGGTTAGATAGTCTACCTATGGACTTCGTACCACGTAATTCCATAATAGGTCTGGATACAGGTGGGAAACTACACGAACATAATACCAACTATAGAGTCATGCCCGGACCCTGGGCCTATGTTATTGATCAGTTCTCAGCTAAACGTATGTTCAACAGAGTATTGGAACAAGGCATTAGAGAACCCTTGGAATTGATGTTCAGGGCCGATCAACACATGATCTTATTAAAAGATCATGCACATAGAGTTGTTAACTATACAATACATACTAAATCATCTGGATCCTGGGCAAATTAAAGCATCAATCTAGCATAAATAAGCCTATATGACTGATCAACTCAATAATTTAGGTATTTTGTATTCTGATGGCACACAGTCCTATTCGTTAAACAGATTTGAACGAGCTATATTTGGTTATGGATTGGCCAGTGCCGGCTTCTCCGCTGTTACCAATATTGTAACCAATACCGGTGTTGTTGGTACAGATGTTGCAGGAGTTGGTACAGCAAGAGACAGCTTGGCTGCTGCTGGTTTTGGCGGTGATCGAGCAATATTTGGATATGGTTATATATTTGATGTGGTTTCAATGACTAATCTAGTATCTCATACATTTAATATTTGATGTTGCCTAATCTAGACATGAGAATCTGAGCAGCATTGCCCTTCTTCATCTCGGGAGGAGGGTTATCAGTTAGACTGCCCACCTGCACTCCCTCGGGGGATGACACGGGCAAGTAGGTCCATTCTTGCATGAATACAGGATTGCCATCAACCTTACGATTCCATTTGCGCATGAAGTATTTGTCCGCCGTGGCAGCTAGATCCAATTGATCAATCAAATTGGCAAACACACTGTCAATCAATATCACAATTTCTGCACCGTCCAACAGCTTGCACCAATCAAAGATACAATCTGTTTGTTCAGTGATTTCGATGCGCTGCAACTCAGGATCTATTGAACTGAGATCAACATCGTAACTGAGATCGCTGGCATGATTTTGATAAACTATATAACGTGGCTGTTTGACCAGTTTGGCATACAATGCATCTTCACGATGAGTGTTGCGTGTGATGCACTGATCCAATTGCCATTTCTTTTTAAATGCCACTCCTGTAGTGGCATACTTGTACTGATCAAACTTCATCATAGCAAATAGATCCTGATCAGTTTTCTCTGGAACGGAACTCAGGTACTGATATAGATACAGTATGTCATCCCAATCAGTGATGCCTTTTTGTTCCAACAGCTTCAAGGGCGTGTCCAAAAAGAATAGGCCCTGTGGATCAGTTACCACTGGTAGCCAATTGACCCAGGGCGCAACATCTTTGAAGCTGCTGACAAATTCTTGGCATATGGGCCAGTATATTTCATGACCTGCACTGTGGTATTCCCATGCAATAGGCAGGGCAATAACAATATCGCCCAAGCCGCGCGATTGTATAATTCCAATTTTCTTATTCATATTAAAAATGATCGCCGTTGTTGTGATTGGCAAAGTAAATTCATTACGTTCTATAGAACGTAATAAGAGAATGAGATGCTCATTCTCTTCATAGATCAAGTGGGAGTAATATCTCGGTGGCTTACAATGTTGCCACGACCGTACTGTGCTTCTGCCAATTGCTTGCACTCATAATCGTTGTTGGCCTGCATCTGCAGAGTAGCAGTATTGTAGGTATTGGGCAAACGAACGATAACTTCATATAAACGCATGATTTTTCCTTGTGTGTTAATAAAATGTAGTAATCTTCACTACCAGTAAATTATACTACGAATTTGTCTTCTCGTCAACTGATTTTTAGAAATAATGACCATTTGGTTGTTTGGGAAAATAGCACTCGTTTCGCTCTATGGGCATATCACGACGGGCCTCACAATAGAACTCTTTGCCCAGACCAATTGCTATGCTTAGAGCCACACTTTGATTGCCAATAAACTGTTCTGCCCCTGCAATATATTCGGCCAGTTCCAACATGGTCCGAGTAGGTTGATGTGGAATCGTCCATCCGGTTGCTTGACAGAATGCCCGATGTTCTTCGGGTAAACCAACAAATACTGATTTTTCTTCTATGCCCTGCTGTTTCCATATTCCCCACTGTGCTCCAGGTGTTGCAGGAATCCATCTAGCAGTACGATTGATCACAATGGGTCTATTGGGTACTGTTTGAGTGGTAGGAACTGTGAGCCAAGGTGTAGTGCGCAACTGATCCGATGTTGCCTGATCCAGCCCAAATACTGATGCATAGATATCCACATAGTTGCCAGGATGTCCCACAAAAGGAACCCTAAATCTATCTAAGTTGTGTGTGATAGCAGTTGATCTATCCAATACCTGAAAGTCTGTGATATAGGACTGTGCCTGCATGAATGTCTTCATGAATTCAAAATCACCTTGTGTCATCTTTCCCTTGTGAAAAGGATTGGGTTCTGAACCATAGTAATGTTTACCTATCCAGTCAATTTGGTCAAGATGTAGATAAAACTCGCCCCCTCCAAAATGTTTTACTATGGGTAGACTATAAACCAAGTCTCCCAATGTGCCGCTGTGTTTAAATGTTTTCATAGTTATATTATATACTAACTTATTTACAAATTCAATACCTGCTCATGGATAAATGTGGAGCAATTTAGTGTAAATAATAGTTTAAGAGAACTCAAATGGCCGTAACTACTAGCACCACTATAACATCAGTAGGATACAATGATATCCAAAGCAAGATCAATACAGTATTGAGTACCAACTATGGGTATACAGGTGTTTATAGTGTTCCTGTTACAACTGGTACTACTATCACTTCTGCACAGTGGTTTAACTTGTATGTTGATATCAATAGATGTATTGTGCATCAAACAGGAGTAAAGTTAAGTCCCACATTGATAGGCACATACAATTATTCATCAGACCAATATGAGAATGTTGTACTCACGGCTGCAACTGTTAACACACTTGATGACTATGCAACCCAGGCCTTGGCCAATAGTACTCAAGTGGCCGCCAATCAACTGGCTGTAAATTCTGACAACGGTACTAGTACAGTTACTGCAACCTGGGGAAATAATCGTCGTCACCGGGTACGTCACACTTGGTCAACTGCTGATTATGCCCGCTACTTTTTCAACCTAGGTGGTAATATTAGAGTTAGACTAAGTTATACACCAGGTAACTATTCTGGGCAAGATGCAATATGGCAGGATCTTATTGATGCTATAAATGTAAAGTTATCCACACAAGGTTACGGTCCCACTGACTTCATTACTGGATTGCCAGTAACTCCAATTACAGAATCGTCGGGTGCTAATAGTATTACCGTAAATTTTTCTAAGATCAGTGCAACACAGACACTAACAGAAGTTGTATTATTAGATCCTGATGCTATACCATCTGATATAGACATAACCAGTACCGTAGAATATCATTACTCTATAAAATTAGACGTTGCATTGCCCGCTGGCGGCGGCGTCCCTACACCTGCGTTACCACAAACTGAAAAAGTCTTGGGTCTAGACAATACCACAGGCAGTGGACTTACGGTGACCAAAATTCTAAGTGTTACGCCAACGCCTATTACTATCACTATGCCCAGCGGAACGACTTCAACTTCACTGGTGACTATGACCAATTCGGGCAACACCGCCATGGGTATTGGTAGAATTACAGCCAACTTACCAGCAGGGTCTGGACTAAGTTCTAAATTCTATGAAGAAAGTTGGGACACCACCAAACCGTTAACTCTAGAACCAAATCAATCTGTAACAATGAAGATGTCATATTATAATTCAATAAGACAAGGTACATTTAATACTATCCTAGTCATAGTGGCCGATAATGACGTGGGCTTTGTTACAACACCTGTAAACATTACAGTCACTGAACCTGTATTTGATTTTACCTTCTTACCTGCTGCCATCAGTAAAACTGCCACAAATGGGTCTTTGGTGTCACAAGTTTTTAGTTATGTGGCCAATACCACATATGATACAAATTATGCTGATCCTGTATTGACTCAGGATTATAACTATTTTACCATGACGGTTAATCGTGCAGCCCGGCAGGTTACACTTACTTTTAATCCACTGGTTAGAAAGATCAATGGAACTTATTCTGCCAGTGTATCACTAACACTAGTTGGTAATAGAACCATTACTAGAAGTATCACATTTACAGTGACTAGAAATCTTAATGACCAATCTAGAAACCTAGGTACATGGATCAGTGCCAAGTCTGCTATCAATTCAGTAATAGGCATGAGTTACGATATAATCGAAGGTAAACGATATATCACAATGGGTGTAGGGGTACAAGGAACACCTAGTGCAACTATATTAAGTGACGGTCTTACGCCTGTTACCGTGGATAATTTAGGTATCACAGCTGACGATAAGTACAGCAACGGTACAGTATTGTATAAAGTTCCTACTCAATCAGCCTACTGTCAATTCTTAAATGATTATGGAGTATGGGTACGCCCCAATACAGATTATCCAACTAATATAACGCTGACAAGATATTATAAATTCACAGCACCTACTACAGGTCGCTTTTCTTGGGAATTTGCAGCAGACAATGTGGGATCATTTAATATTGATGGTGGGACGCAACTAAATGCTACCAGTAGTCTTTCTACAAGCGAAGTTGGATTGGTAACATTAGCAGCAGGCCCCCATACCATTAACCTTCAGATTCTAAATTCTAGTGGTCCAGGTAGCATTGCCATTGTAATAAAGGCACCCGATGGCACACAGGTATGGAGCACTCGCACACCAGTGCGTACTGCTGATCCCTATCCCAATTGGAGCGAAGTGTATCGAATTCCGTTACCTGGAGGCCGAGCTGTTACATATCAAAGTAATCTATATTGTATTAAAGATACCGCTGCGGCCAGACCAGATGATGGCAATGAAGCTGTACAATTTACTCGTTGGGGAGACTTTTTTGGCACACCTAACGGCAATACCAGCAAATCATTATTTACTGTAGTAGATGATGGTATTGGTAATCTTGCTATAACCTTAAATGGCAAGACTGGTACTGCAACCAATACCAACAACTATGCTACCACTAGTAATCTTCCTTATTCTTCTTACTATTATTCTACTAGAGGAACACGATATACACAATTAGAATCTACACCTATTAATGCAAATGGTGTTGTAGATAGCACTGGCATATATACACATCAATTTACTGGATTTGATCTCAATGGTGTAGTTACTACTATTATTGCCGAATATCCAAAACCTGATCAGATACCAGTGTCTTATGTACCAACTACTGGATATACAGCTGGTCCGCGAGGCGGTGGCAACCATGCAGTGCAAGGTGGATGGACTATAAGTCTTGTCAGTTTCAATGACGAAGGAATGATAACAACTTTTACCAATGATGTCACTGGTGAGATAGCAGAATCTTTCACACCAAGTACAGTTGCATCCGAAGCGGCTGCGGCTGCTGCTGCTAGTGAAGGTGCTGCTGCACAAGCCGCAGCCGCCGCTCAGGCAATTTCAAATGCAGTCATGGGGCAGGATCCAGCTTCATTGGGTGCTGCCGCTGCTGCCGCTGCTGCCGAAGGTACTACCACTACTGGTAATACTGCGGATAGCGGTACTACTACTGGTAATACTACGGGTGGTGGTTCTACTACTGGTGGTAACGTTGGTACTACCACCGGTGGTACTGTTAGTACAGGCACAGGTAGTGGGTTCAACGGCACGGCCCCGACCTGCTTTGTTAAGGGTGTGCTAGTCACACTGGCAAGTGGTGAACAAATTGCTATTGAGGATGTCAAAGTTGGTGACTTTGTACTTGGGCAAACTGGCCCTAATCAAGTTATCGCACATGATCGTCCACAACTAATTATTCCAGATGTGCGGGATGGAACGCTATACGGATTTAATGGATCTGCTAAATTTATTACCGCTGAACACCCTGTAATGACTCGGTCTGGTTGGAAAGCAATTGATCAAGACAATGCCAAACGCTTTGAACCGCACTTGAGCAACATATTGATAGGCAATTTGGCCATCGGCGATGAAATTTTATGCAAGGATGGCTCTTACATAATGCTCGATAGCATTGAAAAATATGAAGATCAACCTCAACAGCAGTTATATAATCTAATGTTGGACAATGATCATACATATTATGTTAATGATCTATTAGTTCATAATAAAGATGGCGGCGATGGCACATCCGCTGGATGTACCTGCTATCTTGCAGGGTCATCAATTGCCATGGCAGATGGCAGATTTATCAATATTGAAGATGTCAAGGTTGGAGATCAAGTTTTAGGAGCATTTGGAGAAATAAATGAAATTCTTGCATTGATGCATGTAAAACTTGGCAATAGAAAAATGTATAAAATCAATCAGGAACATGATACCACCTATGAGGAAATTCACATATCTAGTGATAAGAAAATGTATTCAATAGATAATGATGCTACCTACAATGAGTATGGTGTATATTGGAACTGCATATTAGGCGACGGCACTGAAAAAATGTTAATGAATGTGGGTGTATCTAGAGAAAGACTTCATACTCTAACTCAAGGTACTGAATTACACACTATTACTGGACCTAGAGTAGTAAATTCCTTAAACGCATATGATCTTCCATCAGATACAACACTTTATAACTTTGTATTAAATGGTAGCCATACATTCTTTGTCAATGAATATGCTGTTTCATCATGGCCAAGGGAAGATGATTTTGAGTATGACACCTGGACACCAAAGATAACGACTATATAATTCCTCCAAACGCCGTTGACTTTGTATCAATAAAGTGCTAAAGTTGCATTTTATTGATAACTACTTAACCGCTAACGAAAAAGGAGGTCATTATGACTGATATTGCGCTAGACCGGGAACAGACACCGACAGAATCTTCATCGTCCGTTCTTAAAATTATTAGCATCTTGCTAATGGTCATTGGATTGATGGGATCTGTTTCATTGCTAAATTGGGCAGTGTCTAACAAATTATCCCGAACTGAAGTAACTGAAACCGCACAGGTTACACTAGAAATAAGAGAACGCCAATTGGCATGTCTCTCTAAAAACATTTACCACGAAGCAGGTGGTGAGCCATTTGAAGGCAAAGTGGCCGTGGCACAGGTGACAATTAACAGAGCCAACAGTGGGGAATTCTCCGGAGATATCTGTAAGGTCATTTACCAAAAGAATATAGTATATACAAAAGTGCTATGCCAGTTCTCTTGGGTATGCGATAGAGAAATTTCTTTCAAACCTGTAAATCGGGCTAACTACACTGAGAGTGAGGCTGTGGCTAAAAAAGTTCTGCTAGAAGGGTTCACCTTACCTAGTTTGAAGAATGCTTTATACTTTCATGGGGACTACATCAATCCCAATTGGGGTAAGAAGCCTGTGGCACATATTGGACATCATATTTTTTATAATTAAGGATCAAAATGAAAACGGTTATTCTGGAAAAAATTGGCCATGCACCCGAAGCAGTCTACGTATTTTTACGTGATCATTTGGGCAGGATCAGCGCACATACACTGGGATGGATTACCATTATCATGCTGCACTTTGCCAGCATCCCTACACTGGTTGCAGTGCTTCTGGCTCAAAGTGACAGGCTACCACCAGTGGATCTCATGGTGTTCGTCTGGAGCGCCTTGATTACCTTGTTCTTTAAAAGTCTAATTGAACGCAACTTTTTGTATATTGCCACAATCTGCTTGGGCTTTGCTGCACAAACTTTGATCATGGGACTGATTCTCTTCAAGTGATTGATAAATAGGTGTATGCGAATCTTAGAACTGCTTACTGAAAAACACTTACCTGCACCTACTGCTAGCCAATGCTCGATAGGTCGCTCCCGTCTTAGCAATGTGAGATATGGTCAGTGTGTCAGTCACGGATTACTCAAGCATGACAGCGAACATACCGATGGCACGGGACAACAAGGTGTTAAAGGTAGTGGTGTCAGACTCAAAGGCAAGAAAGCCAAAAGTGAACGCCATGGTGGCAAAGTCAAAGACTACAGCGGCCCTACAAGAAAGTAAGCATGGAACAAATTGAAATTACTGGATCTGCTATACTAAAAATAGCAGATATCCTAGCCGAAGAAAACAATCCCAATACCCGGATGCGTGCCTTTGTACAAGGTGGTGGCTGTTCAGGTTTCAGTTATGGATTTACGCTCGACGATACTCAAAATGATGATGATTTTGTTATCCGTAAACCTGGAATGATTCTATTGGTAGATGCAATGAGTATGCAGTATATGCAGGGTGCTACCTTGGATTATGTTGAAGAACTCATGGGGTCACAATTTGTAATCAACAACCCCAACGCCACTACTACCTGTGGTTGCGGTAGTTCTTTTTCAGTTTAATCAATATCAAAGTGGGCAACAGCGTTGGCCAGCAACTCGTTATGAGTTAGTCCTATATATCTATCATCTAGTTCGTAGAACTTTTCTTTATCGCTATCCAGGGCTTCTACGCCCAGGATTTCCATAAGTTCAACATAGGTTATTTCTTCACAGCGCAGTTGGCTAACCCAAATGCAGGTTAGGAAGCAGCACATAAACACAACTCTATCGTCGTCTATGCCACGTTGATCGCACCATATCATGGCTTTATTGAGGTAGTGC